GATTAGAACTTAGGACAGGTTATGATTTAAAAACCGCTAGGAGGTCTATAAACCTAATGTTAGCAGAATGGGCTAATAGAGGTTTGAATCAATGGACAATTGAACAAGCAACGCAGACTGTTACCGAGGGTACTGCTAGTTATTCTTTAAATTCTAATGTTATAGATGTTTTAGATGTAGTCTTGCGTAGAACTGTAAATCAAACACAAACAGATATAAGCATGAATCGTATTAGTAGATCTGAATATATCAACATACCAAACAAAGAAACAAAGGCTAGGCCATCACAATTTTTCTTTGATAAGTTAACAACACCAGCATTAAAGGTTTGGCCTACACCTGAAAACAGTACTGATATATTAGTTTTTAACAAACTGGTAAGAATGGATGATGCAGATAAAGCTACTAATACTATGGACATGCCGTTTAGATTTTATCCCTGTTTTGTTGCGGGGTTAGCGTATTATCTGTCGCTGAAGAAGTCTCCTCAACTCACCCCGCAACTCAAGGCTATATATGAAGAAGAGTTTAGAAGGGCAGCTGACCAAGACGAAGATAGAGCATCTTTTAGGATAAGACCTAATTTGAGGATGAATTAATATGGCTTATGCGGTTGGTAAATTCGCTAAAGCATTATGTGATCGTTGTGCTTTTGAGTACAAACTTAATGAACTAAAAGAAGAATGGAATGGTTTAAAAGTTTGTCCGAGTTGTTATGAACCTAAACATCCTCAGTTAGAACCTTTAACAGTTAAAGCAGATCCTGAAGCACTATACAGGCCTAGACCTAATAATGATAAAGAAGTGGGAGAAGGTTTTGTTGTTGTCACAAGCTCTAACATATTTCAAAATGATTTCATGAATCCATCTATATTGCCTTCAAATTTTGTTGTTGAGAAAGTGACAGCATCATTAGGTGAAGTTACAATTACTACGTCATGACATTAACCGAGTTAAAAACTTTAATACAAAATTATGTGGAAAATGAGGAGACAACTTTTGTTGCTACCTTGAATGATTTTATTATTAACGCAGAAGATAGATTATTTGAACTAATACAGTTAGATTATTTTAGAAAAAATGTTACTGGTAATTTAACAACTGGTAATACTTATTTAACCGCTCCTTCTGACTTTTTAATGAGTTTTTCTTTAGCAATTATAGACAGTAACAACGATTATCATTACTTAGATAAAAAACACCCTTCTTTTATGAGGGAGTATTCTAATGATGCGGTTGATACTTCTGAGAGAGGTAGGCCTTTGTACTATGGAGACTTTGATAAAGAATTATCTACGGCATCAAGTAACGGATCTACTTTAATAGTTTCTCCAGTCCCAGATTCAGATTATTCAGTTGAATTGCACTACCTGTATAAACCAAATAGTTTAACAACAGACACTACAGGTACTTGGATTTCTACTAATGCTAGAAATGCTTTGTTGTACGGTTCTCTTGTAGAAGCATACACATTTATGAAGGGTGATGCAGATTTGATGCAACAGTATGAACAAAGATTTAATTTAGAAGTTTTAAGATTGAAGAATCAAGCAGAAGCAAGAGGAAGAAGAGACGAATACCGTTATGATTCTCTTAGATCTTCTGTTACTTAAATAAGGAGAGTAAATGGAAAAAATTGAAAGTCTTAAAGGCAAGACTGTTGCTATTGTGGGTATGGGTAAAAGCTGGTTTGACTACAACTTAGCAAAATCTCATGGGGTACATTTTGATGAAGTGTGGGCTATAAACGGCGTAGGGTCTGTTATATTTCACGACAGAGTATTTATGATGGATCCGGCATCTAGGTTCCTAGATACAGATGATGCAGGTGGCCAAACTGACAGTATGGCAGATCTTTTAAAAAATCATGAGGGTCCAATATATACTTGTGAGTTAGATGATCGTTGTCCTGGTTTAGTTGAATATCCATTAGAAGAAGTGGTTTCTTATTCTAATTGCCATTATTTAAACAATACAGTTGCCTACGCAGTTGCTTTTGCTTACTGGAATGAAGTTGCTAACTTAAAATTATTTGGTATAGATTTTTCTTATAAAGGTAATTTACATTTTGCTGAGTCAGGAAGAGCTTGTGTAGAGTTCTGGCTAAGTAAATGTATATCTGCTGGTATGCAAGTTGAAGTTGCACATACTTCTGGATTATTAGATACAGACGTTCCAGCAGAGCAAAAACTATACGGTTATCATAGGTTAAAAAATCCCTACATTATTTTAGTGGATGAAGATGGAATTAAATTAGAGCGTATAAACGATTTAGAGATAGTAAAACAAGAACAGGAGCCTGTACTTATAGATAGGCATGATTCTCATTTAAAACCAGTAGAGCCTAAAAAATGGTAGATGAAGTAACTCCGGCAGGAATGCCAGGTTTAGGCCTTATAGAGGCTAAAACAAGCAACTATGGTGGCCATCCTCCTGAATTTTGGGCAGAAAGACTTACAGAAAAGATTGTAAGTTCAAGTAATAGTGAAGATCCGCACATAAAAGAACAAGCTAGAGCTTACAAAGATTTGATATATCAAGTTAGTTTGATTTATATACATAATGCTATAAAATCTTATAAGGCTACATTAATTCAAGAGCTTATGACGGCTGGAGAAGAAGACGTAGCTAAAATTGTAAAAAGGATATAAATATGGCTATTTCATCAACACTAACAACCAGCTTTAAAAAAGAGCTGCTAGAAGCTATCCATAATTTTAAAAACTCTGGTGGAGACACTTTTAAACTGGCTTTATATACAAGTTCAGCAACTTTGGGTGCTACTACTACCGCGTTTACAACAACTGGACAGGCATCAGGAACTAATTACACTTCTGGTGGGGCAAACCTCACTAGAGTAGATCCAACATCAAGCGGCACTACAGGTTTTACTGATTTTGCCGATTTAACCTTTGGTACGGCTACCATAACCGCTAGAGGTTGTATGATTTACAACTCATCTGATAGTAACAAATCAGTAGCTACTATTGATTTTGGTGGAGATAAAACTTCAACCGCAGGTGATTTTACAGTAGTTTTCCCTGCGGCAGCAGCAAGTACGGCTATTATAAGAATAGCTTAAAAGCCTTATATGGCTAATATTAACGGTTGGGGTCGCGGAACTTGGGGCGAAGGGTCCTGGGGAACCGCCTTACCCGTTGAAATATCTGCACCTAGCGCCGCTACTTCTGCATTAGGTACTGTATCTACAGTAGCAAAAGCTAACGTAAATCCTACAGGACAGTCTGCAACAGGTGGTGTATCTGGAGTAGGTGTAAATGCACAAGCCGTAGCTGTATGTCCTAGTGCAGTTGGAACGGTAGGGTCTGTATCAGTATTAGTTGATGGTGAGGCAAATGTATTCCCAACAGGTCAAGCTGCAACAAGTGCTTTAGGTACTGCAACTACTATATCTAACAACAACATATCAGTCTCACTAGGAGCTGCGACAAGTGCTTTGGGATCTGTAACAACAGATGCAGAGGCAAACGCATTTCCTACAGGACAAAGTGCAACAGGATCGGTAGGATCAGTTTTAGTGTGGTCACTTATTGATGATTTACAAACATCCAACTTTACTTCAATTAACGAGGCTCAAACACCTAACTGGGAAGATGTTGCTTAACTATCCACAAGAAAGGTAATATAATCAATTGAACGGAGATATTAATGGCTACTTATGTAAATGATTTAAGACTTAAAGAAATAGCTACTGGTGATGAATCAGGAACTTGGGGAACTTCAACAAATACAAATTTGGAGCTGATTGGTGAAGCGCTTGGCTTTGGAACCGAAGCAATTACAACCAACGCAGACACACACACCACAACTGTAGCCGATGGATCTACAGATCCTGGTAGAGCTATGTACCTTAAATATACAGGAACACTAGATTCGGCCTGTACGATTACGATTGCACCTAACACTATGAGTAGGATGCAATTTATTGAGAATGGAACAAGCGGATCTCAAAATATAATAATTTCACAAGGCTCTGGTGCTAACGTGACCATACCAGCTGGCGATACTAAAGCAGTTTACCTAGATGGTGCTGGTAGTGGAGCAGCAGTAGTTGACGCTTTTGCTAGTTTAAATACAGTAGATCTGAAAGTAGAGGACGATTTAACAGTTACAGATGATGCCACTATAGGCGGTACTCTTGGTGTAACAGGTGTTTTAACAGCTACTTCCCTTGATATATCAGGAGCTATAGATGTAGACGGAACATCTAACTTAGACGTGGTGGATATAGATGGTGCGGTTGATATGGCTTCTACGTTACAAGTAGATGGCAGTATAACTTCCTCTGATGGAGCAACGATTACAGTCAACGACAACAGTATAGCTTTAAGTTTGATTTCGACTGATGCTGATGCTAATGAAGGTCCAGGATTAGTGCTTTATAGAAACTCTAGTAGCGCAGCGGATGATGATGTTTTGGCGCAGATATATTTACAAGGAGAAAATGACGCCGATCAAAAAGTAACTTATGGCCTCATCCAAGCAGTAATAGCAGATGCCTCCGATGGATCAGAGGATGTCAAATTAAGCCATAGGACGATGGTTGCTGGAACTGAAAGGGAAAGAATGACACTGACTCCTTCCGTAACTGTATTTAACGAAGATTCACAAGATATAGACTTTAGAGTTGAATCAAATGGTAACGCTAATATGTTATTTGTTGATGGTGGTAATGACGCAGTAGGCATAGGAACTTCGAGTCCTTCAGCACAACTGCACGTTGCAACTTCTTCTGGTGATTGTACTGTACTTATTGAAGCCGAAGAAAATAGCAGTTCAAGAGAACCACATTTACAACTTAAAGGTACAAATACGAGCAGTAATCCCATCATAGAATTTGGTGATAGTGCAGGGTTTCCAGGAACAATAGAATACGAAAACTCAGACAACAGTATGAGGTTTGGAACAAACGCTGGTGAAAGAATACGCATACTTTCAGGCGGTGGTATAACATTTGGTGGAGACACAGCAACAGCTAACGCACTAGACGATTATGAAGAAGGCAACGCAACTCTTGTAATTACAACATCTGACACACCATTTTCAGTAGGAACTGTTAGTGACACTTCAACGTACACAAGAATAGGTAATCAAGTAACTTTGTTTATTGCTATTTCTATTTCAAGTCCTTCAGGTGGCTCTGGTGCTTTAAGATTGACAAGTTTACCATTTGCCAATAATGGACCACAAGTAACTACCTCAGTTTGTTCATTGGGTAGGATGGCTAATTCTCAAACACAAAAACCTTTTGGATTGTTACCGAACGGCTCTGACGTAATAACTTTCTTTTTCAACGCAGATGGAGCTGTAGCCAGCTCTTACTCAGCAACTAATCTCAACGGACAAGTTACCCCTTTTATGAACGCTACAATAACATATACTACATAATCAATTATGCTTAGTGGATTCTAGGCAAGGAGAAAAAAATGGCAATAACAAAAACAATAGTAGACGACAAAATTGAAATTGTCGGAGACTTTAAAAAAATACAGGTTCGTACAGCTACAATCCTTAAAGAAGGCGGAGTAGAACTTACTAGGTCTTTTAGTAGAAGAGTTATAAGTTGCGTATCATCCACGCATGATGGCAGTTCTTGGACACATACTGATACAGATATGTCTAGCGAATCAACGGAACTGCAAGGCATAGCTAACGCAGTTTGGACAGATGAAGTAAAGGCAGCACAAAAAACTGAAAACGAAAAAAGTTTAGATCCTTCATAATGAGCGAAGAAAAAACAAACAAAATTGGTGGAGAAGAAATCAAAGATGAGGATTTGACACCAGAGCAACTACTACACAAAAGTCACGTTCTTAGTTTGAGAAACAAAATTGAAAAGTTAAAATTTGAAATAGATGAGTTACTACCCTCTTTAAGATTTCACGAAAACGCTTTACTAGAAACAGTAAAAAAACAAGCAGACGAACATTTTGACACAGAGGAAAAACAAATAATTGGAGATAAAAAATGAGCATTTGGAAAAAGGTAGTTGACTTCTGGACTGGCACTAAAAGAGTAAAAGTTAGAGCTAGAGACGAAGACGGTAAGTTTGTTGGTGATGACGAATCAACTCCAGACGTTAATGAAGCTTACACTACAAAAAGAGTAAAAAACGACAAATGAATAAAGAAGATTCTGATTTAACATCTTTAAAAGTATACGAAAGAGAATCGGCTATTAGATTTGAGTATATTGAAAAAAGACT